ATCCAGTTCTTGCGCTCGACCCCGACCGGATCCGGATTGTACTCGCGCCGGATCTGGTTGGCCGGCACCGCCTGATAGAGCCCGTCAGGCCCGATCGCATACGCCGTCGATGCGCGCGACACCTGCAGCGTCGGGCCGTAATAACGGTCCGACGTGAAGTCGTAGTCGAGAACGGGCGTGGGCAGCTTCGACCCGAACGCGCTGGCGATCAGCCACGTGGGGAGCGCGACGGACGACAGGAGCGCCCGGCGCGCCCCGCGGAACAGCGGCATGGTCAGTCCTGCAGGATCTTGGCAGCGAGCTTGATGTCGCTGGCCGAACCGAAGGTGATTGCCCCTCGCGCGACCAGCGCGGCGTAGGCGGTGGTCTGGCCAGCCTGCAGCTGGAAGGGGATGGCGAGGCTCGTGGCCTGACCGAAGCTCACCGAGGCGCCGAGGCTCGTCCAGTCCGAGACGTGGGCGACGCCCGCGATCTTGTCGAAGTCGGCCGCGGCGACGGTCAACGCCGCCTTGTCGGTGAAGGTGCTCGCCGTCGGATTGGAGTTGAAGAGGATGACGTCGATCGCCGGCGGGTTGGCCACCTTGGTGAACAGCGAGACCATGTGCAGCAGGCCGGTGCCGCCCGAGAGGCGGGCCATCCCTGCCAGCGTCAGCAGGCCGCCGATCACGTTGCTGCTCGCGTAGGCGGCGGCCTGGACGGTCGGCGCGGCCGTGACGACGGCGGTGGCGCCGGCCAGGGCGACCTGCTCGGCCCACGTGCCATTGCCCTGATCGACGTAGCGCAGACGCGCGCCGGTCGACCCGCTGAGGGGCCCCACGATATCGGCCATCCTGTCCTCACTTCGTCTCGTAAGCCTTGGGGCCGACCGGGCGCGCCATCTTGTCGGGATAGCGCGTCACGGTCTTCGGGCTTGGGCCGTGGCCGGGGCTGCAGCGGTCGCCGGCCGGCTTGGGCTTGCGCCCGGCCGGCCGCTCGTCCTCGCGCGGCTCGTCCTCGCGCGGTTCGTCAGCCATTGGCGCCCGGGAGCGAGGCCGAGGTGACGGCGTTCGGGCCGGTGTCGCTGGAGGCGGCCGGCGCGGCGCTGCCGGAGCCGATCGCCTCGCGGATGATCCGGTCCGCGTCCTCGGTGTTCGCGGGCTTCTCGCCCGTGATCTGCTGAGCGAGGGCGATGCGCTTCAGGTAGTGCTGCTTCTCCCAATCGGCCGGGATCCGCACCGGCTCGTCGGCGGGCTCCGCGGCCGCCGCATTGGGATCCGCACCGGTCGCCTCCGGCGCGCCATCGAGCGGCTCGGCGAGCCCCTCCAGGAAGTAGCGATGCGCGACGTCCGGCGTGACGCCGCGGATATCGCCCTCGAATTCCGTAATGGTCGCCTTCAGGAACCTCATCGGCACGAGGCCGCGGTGGTTGGTGAGCTTCTCGAAATCCTCAACCGTGGTGACCTTCGCCATGGCGGCGGCTCCTTTGTCCTGTTGCTACGAAATGGGCCGCCCGCCGGGCTGCGGCGGGCGGAAATCAGGATCAGGCGCCCCAGCGCACGGTGGTCTTGGCAACCGCCTTGACGTTGTCGAGGCCGACGTCGTGGCTCATCTCGGCGAGCACGGCGCTCATGTTCTGCTGCCAGAGGTAGACGATGGTCCCACCATCATCGATGGAGGCCTCGGTGCTCGCCTTCATCACCATGCCCTCTTCCTCGGCGAAGACGACATGACTGAAGTCGACCAGGCCGAGCGTGCCCTCGTCCGTCGTGGCACCGCCGTTCTCCGGCACCTGGTTGGACACGAGGATGGGGATCCCCTTCCAGGTGCCGTTCGCCTCCACCGTCGGGTAGATCGCGTTGCCCAGCCCGTCGCGCAGCGTGGTGAGGTAGCCGAGCGTGCGGTAGCCCATCACCCAACGCCACCGGCCGGTGCGGGCGATGTTCGCCGCCGTCATCGTCAGCATCAGGTTATTCGCGAGCATATCGAGCTCGCCGATGGTCGGGCGCAGCGGGTTGGTGTAGGTGGCGGCCAGATTGGTAATGCCGGCCTGATTGAAGATGCCGGTCGGCGTCGAGCCCGTGCCCGTGCCGAAATACATGGCGGAGTCCATCTTCAGGCCGAGCACGGTGCGGAGATCCTGACGGATATACGCCTCCAGATCGATCACCGGCCACTTCTGCGCTTCGTTCGTCATGTAGACGATGCCCGCAAGCTTATGCGCCCGCAGGGTCATGTCGCCGAAAGTCGGGGCACCGACGGGCTTCTTCGCCCCTTCAGCGACATACGCCGCGGTGGACGACCCGACGCCGCGAGGCTGGCGGAAGACGCCGCCGGTGAGCTGCACCCGCCGCGGATTACCCTGAAGGAAGGTGGTCTCGGGCTGCAGGATCGGCAGGATCTCGCCGGTGACCGGCTGCGGCAGCAGGACGTTGCTCGACACGGTCGAGAACACGCCGGCCTTCTGCATCTGACGCAGCGCCTTGCCCTTCTGCTCCTGGACGTATTCGCCGTAGCCTTCGTCCTCCAGGAGCTTGATCGGGTCGACCCGCTCGCCGGTGGCCCTGGCGATGATCGCCGACTTGGTGAGGGCGGCGACGCCGAGCAGGGTCTTGGCCTCGGCCGGGACGCTCTGCTTGGGCATAGCGAAAGGCGCCGGCGGGTGGTTGTGGCCGATGCCGGCCGCCGGTGCGAGGGGCTTCACGGTCTTGGCGTCGAGAGCCTCCTCGTCCTCCATCACCTTGATGAGGTCGAGGGTCTCGCGCATGGCCTTGACCGCGGCCGAATAGGCGGCCCGGTCCTCGGCGGTGGCGTCGGCGCCGGTCGCCTTGCCCCGCAGCTCGGCGGCCTGCTCGCGCGCAGCGGCCAGCTCCTCGCGCAGTTGTGCGAGAGTTTTCATAGTCTCAGCTCCAATCAGGAAGGTGGCCGCGCCCGCAGGTCGCCACCGGGGTTACCGCCGCGTCTGCGGGCGGATTACTGCGAGGCGGTCTGCCTCATCTCGGCATCGAGGCGCGCCAGCTCGGCGTCGGCCTCGATGATCTCGTGCATGCCGACGAGCGCCGGCAGATCCTTTTCCATCTGCTCGCGGGTCTGCTCCTCGGCCGATTTGGCCGGCGGCGGCGGAGGCTCCGGCGCGGCCTCGGCCGGCGCTTCCTCGCGCTTCAGGCCGAGCAACTTCGCGAGGCGCGACAGGGCGCCCTCAGCCTTCTCGGCGTCGTCCCGGACCTGTTCCAGGTCGGCGACGGCCTGCTTGGCGTCGATCGACACGGTGATGGTCTGCTTGTTGCCGGCGCCCTCGCGGTGCGCCTCCTCCAGCGCCGCGCGCGGCAGAAACAGCCCGTGCTGCTTCGACCAGCCGTCGAGGATCACCTCGATGTCCTCCAGCGACCAGCGGTCGCCGGCGGCCGCGGCCTTGGCCAGGGCGGCGGGGTTAGCGGGCACGGACACGAGGCTGCACTCGTAGAGCTCGGCCTCGTGGATCAGGTAGCCCGGGTAGTAGTAGTCGTCCTTCTTGTCGTCGGGCACCTCGCGCCGCTCGATCGATTTCGGCATGAAGCCGATCGAGCACGCGCGCAGCGTGTCGGACTTGAGCAGCGCCGCGGCCTCGTCGGCCTTCGCCACGCCCTCGGCGAGAATGCTCCGCCCTTCGGTCCGCTTCGGGCGGCCGGTGAGGTTCTTGGTCAGATCCGCCCACTTGCCGATCGGCAGGGTCGGATTGTGCGCGAACAGCGCGATCGGGTTCTTCTCGAAGTTGGTCGTATCGAGCCCCGCCTGGACGATGATGTCCCGGTCGCGGTCCTCGATCTCCGCCGACATGACGAAGACGGCCGAGCGGGTCGCCTCATCGAACTTCACGGCCTTGATCTCGGCAGCCGGCGCGCCCTTGAGGATCACGCCGCTGTCGCGGGCGAAGTGCTTGCGCTGCAGGCCGTAGCCGCCGGGCGCGTTGAGGTATTCGTCCAAGCTGACGAGCTTGTCGGGCATGCCGTCCTCGCGATGTCGGATGGTGGGCCGGCTACTGGACGAGCCGCAGGCCCTTGGGGGCGTTGTTGTCGGGGCTCTGGGACTCGCCCGCGCCCGGGTTAGTGGCGTTCTGCCCTTCGGCCGCCTGGCGGACCGTGCCGTCGGGCTTCACGAGCGCCATGTTGACCGGGACCGTGCGGTCGTGACCGCCGGCCTCCTCGCCGAGCGGGTTCAGGCGGAACGGCATCAGCTCGCGGCCCTCATCAATTTGGATGAGGCCGGCCTTCATGCCGGTGTCGATGAACTTGACGAGCGTCTCGGGGTCGTTCGCCATCAGGGCGGCCCGGTCGAACTGCGGCGTCGTCGTCGCCCACTTCCGGCGCGGCAGCAGGCCGTTGCGGAATTTGGTCTCGACGTTGACCGCAGTCGGCATCAGGCAGTCATTCGCGTACATCCGGTCCATGGCGGACTGGTTATTGTAAGCAACCGACTCCAGAGCGAAGATTTTGTGCGGCGGGATCTGCATCAAACCGCAGATCCGCAGGACGGTCTGATTGAAGGTTTCGACCGTCGCCGCGTCCTTTGCGTTGAGCGCGACGACCTTCGCCTTCAGGCCGGCCTCCAGGAGGATCGGCGCGCCGGTGGCCGCGGCCTTGTGCGTGCGCTCGGTCAGCTGCGCCTTGAGGCGCTGGAAGGATGCGTTGCCCTGGTCGGTATTGGGAAAGCTTTGGTCCGTTTCAAAGACCATCGCCAGCTTGCCGTTGTTGCCGAACAGCCCGGTCTGATATTCGCCGATCGCGTCCATCAGCGCGAAGATCGGATTGCCGACCGAAAAGTTGCTCAGCCCGTCGATGCCGTCGAACAGACGGTCGCGCAGGTGGATGATCCGATCCTCCGGGATCACGAAATAGGTCTGCCCCAGCTTCACTTCCTCGGCGACGCTGGCGGTCGAATAGCCGTAGAAGATCCGGCCCGCGGCGGAATACATGCGCTGGACCCGGCTCGGCACGAGCGGATACAGGCCGACCACCGTGCCGTCGTCGGCGATATCCTTGTAGACGTAGGCGTTCTGCGCCAGCCCCAGATGCAGGATCACCATGCGCCAGAATTCCGGCCAGGTGTCGCTGTCGTTCGGCGCCTCCAGCAGCAGCCGGGCGATCGGGTTGCGGCCGGCGTCGACCAGCTGCCAGCCGCGGGCGCCGGTGCGCTCCCAGAGCAGCATCTCCGCCTTCGAGATGTCCCGGGCCTTCACGTCGGCGCACATCATCGCGATGGACAGGGCCAACGCCGAGCCGCGGTAGTAGCCGCTGGGCATCCCGAACAGGCTGACGTCCTGCCAGCCGCGGTCGAAGAACTCGCGGATCGTGGCGTCGGCCGGGCCCGCCGGCGGGCCGCTGTAGACGAGCTGACCGGCCTCGTCCGATTTGGATATGGCCTGCCACATCTCGCTTTCGGTCTGGCTCATCAGCTATTCCCCAGGCCGACAAGGATCATCAGGACAGCGACAAGGAGTGTCGCCGTCAGCAGCGTGCCGGCCAGGTTTTCGTCCCACCATGCCGGGTGGTCGCGGTAGTCGCCGCCCCACTCTCCTCTGGGCCTGCGCTGAGGCATCAGAGCGCTCCTGTCTTCAGGTGGATCTTGTCGACCACGTCGGTGACCGGCAGCGGCACCAGGACGATCATCCCGCCCGCCATCGTGATCCGCGTCACCCGGCATTCGAGGTCGTCCCGGCAGAAGGCCGGCTTGATGGTCGCGATGAACAAGGGATTGACCCAGACGATCCCCCGCTCGGTGTCGAATGCGATGAGACGCGTCATCCGAGCAGTCCGCGCTGGAGATAGGGATTGGGCAGTTCGGCCTTCACACCGCTGTCGATGA